CCTCGTCAGCGCATAGGGCTAATTTAAGCCCTAAATAAACAATACTAGCGTGGCTCGTGGGTAAACACCCTAGACAAGACTAGAGATGGCGTAGCTAGCCTTATCGTGGCTTAGAAAGGGTGCTCTGTACGAGACTAGGTAGGAGGAAACTATGGAACAAGATAACACTATCGAGACTAACGGACAACAAGAAAGTCGCCAAGACCAAGGGCAAGGAAACAATCCAACCCCTGCGAGCGACTTCAAAGCGCCTGGTTCTCAATCTGAATTAGATAGCATGATTAACAAAGCGGTACAGACTGCTTTGAATAACAGAGATAAGGGTGAACAAGAGCGTACAGCTCAAGCAGTAGCCGATGCTTTGCAGAAAGAAAAAGATTATGCCGATCTATCAGCTCAAGATAGAGCTAAAAAAGAGTTCGAGGATCAGCAAAAGAGCTTTGAAAAGGAACGTGCTGCATTCGAGCATGAAAAGCTTGTTGTTGCTGTTGAGAAAGATTTGGTAGCCAAAGGCTTGCCTAGCGCATTGGCTGAGACATTTGCAATGGCTGGCAACGCTGAGGACGCACTTAAAGCAGTAACTGAGTTTGAAACAGTGTTCAATAATGCAGTTGCTGAAGAAGTTAAGAAAACCGTCCGACAAAATGCACCTCAAGCATCAGCGGATGGCATTTCTAACACAGACAATTACGGTTCTCGCTTGGCTCAAAAAGCTGTTCGTTCGTCAGGTAAGATTATCTAGCCAACAATTAGAAAGGAATTTTCATGTCAGTAAAAAAAGTATTTGACACAAGTAACATTCTACGTTCCTTGCCTTACAAAGCTGTCACTGCCACAGTTGATAAAAACTTTGCTGGGGTTGACGTAGACGGCAAGAAGTACATCAAAGCTGGTACTTTGGTAGCTGGTAAAGGTGGGTCAATTTTTGACGACCGCTCTAAGCCAGTAGAGGAAAACAAAACAGCACCAGAGGGAATCGTTCTATACGATGCAGACTTGTCTGTTGATAAAACGGTATCTATCTTGTACGCCGGAGAGGTTTGGAAAGAGGCAGTAAACGGTGGTACAGTTGACGACGCTATTAAAACAGCGTTGCCACTCGTTAAATTTATTGCAGGAAAAGGAGGCAATGCTTAATGGGTCTTATTTATGACACGGTAACAGCATCTAATATCGCTGGATATTTCAACACATCGCAATTAGATGTGGATTCTACGCTTGGGGAACGTATTTTCCCAGCACGCAAACAACTTGGAACTAAATTGTCTTACATCAAGGGTTCTTCAGGGCGTGCGGTTGTCTTGAAGCCGGCAGCATTCGACACTAATGTCACTATTCGTGAACGTGTGGGCGCTGAAATTCATGACGAACAAATGCCATTCTTCAAAGAAGCTATGTTGGTCAAAGAAGCTGACCGTCAACAGCTCAACTTAATCGCTGGTTCTAACAACACTGGTTTGATTGAGACTGTCACACAAGGCATTTTCAACGACGAAATGACACTTATCCAAGGTGCCCGTGCTCGTTTGGAATCTATGCGCATGCAAGCTCTCGCAACTGGTAAGATTGCGTTTGTCAACGAAGGAAAAAATGTCGATATTGACTATGGCGTTAAAGATGATCACAAGAAGACAGTCGCAAAAGACTGGACGCAAGCAACGGCAACACCTCTTGCGGACCTCGAAGAAGCAATCGAAACAGCTCAAAGCCTTGGCTTGATGCCAGAAATTGCTATCATGAATGCCAAAACGTTTAGCTTGATTCGCAAATCAGAATCTACAGTCAAAATCATCAAACCTCTTGCAGCTTCAGGGACGACAGTAACTAAAGCTGAGGTTGAAGCGTATATTTTGGACAATTATGGTGTGACAGTTCTTTTGGAAAACGGCACATACCGAAATGACAAAGGAGAAATTAGCAAATTCTATCCAGACGGTCATTTGACTTTGGTTCCAAATGGTTCATTGGGTTCTACTGTTTTCGGTACAACTCCAGAAGAGTCAGATTTGCAGTCTGGGGACACTCCAGGAGCACAAGTTGAAGTGGTCGACCAAGGTATTGCAATTACAACTACTAAAACAACTGACCCAGTTAATGTCCAAACCAAAGTGTCGATGATTGCGTTGCCTTCATTCGAACGCTTGGATGATTGCTATATGCTCACTGTTATTCCAGTAGCTTGATTTTTGGCAGGAGGTAGCTATGACTAAAGTTTTAAAAGCGTTCCAGGATAAAACTGACGGCATCATTTATTACGCTGGTGACGATTATGCTGGTGAACGTATCGAAGAACTTGCTGAAGCAGGTTTCCTTGAGGCTGAAGCTGAAGAGAAACCCAAAAAAGCAAGTCGCAAAAAAACAACAGATAACACTGAAGAGTGAGGAGGTCTAGCATGGCTGAATTAGATCGAGAAAAGGTCCTAGATAATGTCATGCTGGACCTTGAAATTTCAAAAGATGACGACGATAGCATTGACCTCTTAAGAGTATTGCTAAACAGGGTAATCAGTCATTTCAAAGCAGAATATGCCGTTGTCAACATTGACGATGGTTTTTCTTTTATCTTCGAAGATTGCGTTATTAAACGTTTCAATCGTCGAGGAGCTGAAGGAGCTAAAGCCGAGACGGTAGATGGGCACTCGATGTCTTATTACGACAATGAGAACGAATTCAAGCCATATGACGATATGCTTCAAAGAACATTCGGAACCTCTGGACAATCGAAGGAAGGGAGCGTGCTGTTTCTATGAGATACACGGATACAGTGAAACTCAAATATCAAAACGATAAGACACCGAAACGATACGATCCCGTCCTTGGTCGTATGGTCGGAGGGGAAGACTGGTGCAAAGAAGTTAAGTGTAATGTGACTGGTGCAAGCTTAGACCTTCAAGCTAAGCTGGGAGGTTTGCTAAATGCTACGAGTTTGGTTGTTCGTTTCAGAAGCCCTGTAACAGTGGCTGTAACTTCCGTTGAATATCGTGGTAACAAATACATTCCAATAACCGCTAGAGGATATCTAGCTGGAAGGAGTGTTTTATACGTCAACAAGGCGGTGAAATAATATGGCTACACTTACGTTTTATGGACTAGATGAAATGAGCCAATCGTTGCTAAAAAATGCCAATCCAGAACGTCGGCATCGAGTTCTGGAAAAGTACGGCAGTAAATTAAAAGAGAACGCAATTAGCAAGGCAGAGTTCAAAGGTAAATACACCCACGGAACTACACGGCAGTCAATTACTCTTACGGTCGGTGGTGACAGGGCTGTTGTAAAAGCGCACACAAAATATTCTGGGTACCTTGAAGTAGGCACTCGGAAGATGGCAGCGCAACCTTTCATGGCTCCTGCACTAGAAGCGACTGTCCCTGGAATGGTCGAGGAATTAGCTAAATGGGAGTAGATATGAAACAACCAGACCAATTACTACATGATGAACTCTTTCGAATTAGCGAGGGACTCGGTTTCGCTACTTACCCTTACCTTCCACCAGACAGCGCATCTTATCCATTTGTTGTTATGGGCGAAATTCAAACATTGCCCAGAGCCACAAAGTCACGCTTAATAGGTCGCTTGTCGTCAACCGTCCATGTTTGGGGACGAGTAGATGACCGTAAACAGTTATCTGATATGGCTGGGCAGTTATTGTCCAGCTATTTTGCTATCAAAAATATCGACGGGATGCACTTCTCAGCGGAAGTCAATGAGTCGTCAATTGATTCTAACCGTGATAACAGCACTGACGAAGAGCTTTATCACTTCATTATTTATTTATATTACAAATTTTACTAAGGAGGAAAAGCATGGCTGATACAAATGTAAAAGAAGCACAGCTAGGTAAGAATAAAATCTTGATGTTCCGTAAATTCGGGGACACGAAAGCAGCAGCTAAATTGGCACTGCAAACAGAACATAAGTGGGAGTATTCCCGTGATGCGGACACCACCAAAACTAAAGACGGTGCGGTTGTTGCCGATGGCGGTCTAGAAACAACCTTGTCAATCAACGCAATCGGGACTAAGGACGAAGTCAATGAAATGTTGAAACAGTCAGTAGTTGATGGATTCAAGGTCGAAGTTTGGGAAATCGATCTGACTGATAAAAAAACAAATGGAAAATACGGCGCACTCTATGCAATCGGTCGCTTGTCTTCATGGGAAGTCCCAGCGAATGTTGAAGAGCTCGTAGAGATTGAATCTGAAATGTCCGTTGAAGGCAAACCACAAGCTGGTGAAGCAACCTTGTCTGACGAGCAAATCAGAGAAATCCAATATACTTTCCAAGACACTACTGCTATCACTGGACATTGATAATTAAAACAGTTAGCGAGGGTTTCCCTCGCTTTTTATTTTTGAAAGGAAATTAAAACATGAACACTATCACAATTAATGATAAAGACTATACTTTGAATTTTGGATTTGACTTCTTGCGAGTGCTCGACGAGCGCTATTCAATCAATCAAAACGGTGTAGCGTTTGGTTTTGGTGTACAACACGCAGTGGTTGATTTGCAGCAAAAGAACCCACTTGTTCTGCTAGACCTCATTCAAGCAGGAACTGCTACAGAACGACAAAAACCATCTGTAGAAGGAATTGAGCGTTTTGTTGAACGTGAGGCTGAGAATGGACGATTGGATAACTTGTTCGAGGATTTTTTATCAGCATTGCAGAAGCAACCATTGACACGAGAGACAGCCAAACGAATGTTGGACGCCCAAGAAGAAGTTTAGGAAATGCCAAGAGTTCAAAAGAGACCTACGAAGATTTAATCACCAATTGCATGGCTAGGTATGAAACAACACTCATAGAAGCTAGACGAATGACGCTGAATGAGTTGCGGCTGTATCAAAAAGCTTATGCGAAAAGGTTTATCCAAGAAGAGAAGAAACTTTATTTGCAAGCCTTCTTAAATCGTAGTGTCAAGGCCACAAGCAAGGGCGGTAAAAAGTATGTCTTTAAAGAATTCAAAGACTTTTACGACGAAGACCGTCGTGAAAAAGAACTTCTTGGGGATCATGAAAAAGACAATAGGCATCTTATCCAGATAGCTAGACGAAATTTAGCGTTCAAAAGAGAGGAGGGGTTGTTAGATGGCTGATAAAACATTCAACGTGAGGGCAATACTGTCAGCGCAAGATAACGGCTTATCTAGCGCCCTGAAAAACGCTCAAAAACAAGCTGAATCACTCGGTAAGAGTAGCAAAGGTCTAGGCTCGATGTTTAAAAGTGTGCTCGGTGCTAACCTTGTTAGTGCTGGTATCACTAAGGGTATCGGAGCTATAACCAGCGGTATCGGTGGTATGATGACCGAGCTTAACAATTCGACGAAGGCATGGAAAACATTTGACGGGAGCTTAAGCCAGCTAGGTTGGGGGCAAGCAGAAATTGCGTCGGCTAAAAAGTCTATGCAAGATTATGCAACACAAACCATCTATTCTGCATCGGACATGGGTACTACATTCTCTCAGATGGCCGCAATTGGTCGTAGTGATGCTGGGGATTTGGTAAAAGCCATGGGTGGCCTTGCCGCTTCTGCTGAAAATCCTAAACAGGCAATGAAGACGCTTAGCCAACAAATGGTTCAAGCGATGACTAAGCCTAAAATTCAATGGCAAGACTTCAAGTTGATGATGGAACAGTCACCAGCAGGTATGGCTGCCGTCGCCAGAGAGATGGGAATGTCTCTTGATGACCTTGTAAGCAAAATCCAAAACGGTGAAATTAAGACTGAAGATTTTGCAGAGGCTTTTAAACGAGCAGGCGATTCCATGCAGAGCTTGGCTACTAGGTACAAATCTGTAGACGAAGCCGTTGACGGGCTCTACGAAACGGTTTCAACCAAATTGCAACCAGTTTTTGAACAGCTTAGCAACAAGGCAATCAGAGGAATTGAGGGAATCATTGACGCTCTTGGCAAAATTGATGAACAATCGATTCAGAAGTTCGCAAACGGACTCGATAAAGCAATCGACCAAGTTGTAAAAGGGGTCTCTCAAACCGTTCAGTCTTTTTGGAAAGGTTTTAGTAATACAGGAGCCATCAAGGGTTTAGCAAATGCATTTAAGTATGTTTCTACTCAAGCTAAAGCAGCGCTAAAAGCCATAGATTTCAAGGGCATATTCCAAGGGCTAGGCACTGGCATTGGCGACATTGTTAGTGGGCTATCAAGAGGTTTAATTGTTGCTACTAGGTCAGTTAAGAGCTTCATTAGCTCGTTTTCGGACACCGGCGCATTCAAAGCTTTTAAATCAGCGATAGAAGATGCTTGGGGAGCTGTTAAAACCATCGGATCTTCAATTGGCGATGTGTTTAGTAGCTCTGAGATGCAGACGATTATCTCAGCGCTAGGGACAGCGTTTGGAACATTAACAAAATGGATATCTCAAGCTGTTTCAGCGGTATCTAAGTTTGTAAGCTCTATCCCTAAAGGTGTGCTCAATGGCATCACTAGTGGCATTTTAGCCATGGTAGCAGGTTTCATGACTGCCAAGGCTGGACTTTCGGTGTTTGATACTGCTATGCGAGGTCTGAACTGGATTAAGTCATTCAATCCCTTCAGTGCCTTTAAAAATAAAGCCACTGAGGGTCTTGAAGGGGCTACAAATAGTGTTAAACGTTCTAAGTCAACGATTACTCAGTTATTCAGTGGGATATCCAATGTAATCAAATCATCTGGGAACGCAATCAAAGGAATCTTGACAGCTATATTCAAAGGTATAGCTGAAACTTACAAAGGTTTCGGGCAAGGTCTAAAATTCGCCTTGCAAGGTCTCAAGGGATTGAGTTCGGCTCAAATACTATCGTTTGCGACTGGTGTCGCTATCGCAGCGGTCGGGATCGGTGCAGGTATTGCCATTATCGTTGCTTCATTCACGCTACTAGCCACACAATCCAAAGGCGTTTCACAAATCTTGAACGCTCTAGGGTCAGCATTTAGCACTGTTGTGCAAGGCATTGGGAAGGCAGCTGGAACAGTAATTGAAGCGTTTGGCACTGCATTTGGTATTGTTATCAAAGCTGTTGGTGAAGCAGCACCAGGACTGGCCAAACTTTCACCATTGGTTGAAGCTATCGGTACTGCTATTGGCAATGCGGCACCAGCCATTACAGCATTTGGTAATGCTTGGACATCCGTCCTAGGGACATTGCCAGCTATCATTGACGCTTTCAGCGGTTTGGTTACTGCTCTAGGCTCTGCAATCAGTGAAGTAGCCACAGCAATTACTCCGATTGTTCAAATCATTGGAAATACAATGACAGCTATAGCTCAGATAATTTCAGACACAATTATAGCCATCGCACCTATCATTACGGATTGTATCGTTCAAGTTGCTCAAGTAGTTGGTCAATTTGGGCCACAAATTGCAATGGTAATCAATGAAATCGCCGGAGCTATTTCAGCAGTAGCGCCAATTTTCCAAACGCTCTACGAGTCAATTGTTGCAGTAGTTCAAGCATTGGCACCAGTTTTAAGCGAATTGATCCAAGGCATTGTGACAGTGGTTCAAACATTGGCACCTATCTTACAATCTATCATCGATGGCATCGTTGCTATCATCGGACAGATTGTGCCTATCATTACAGCAATTGGTGGTGTGATTAGCGCTGCATTCTCTGGAATTGCATCAGTGGTTTCAGCAGCAGGAATGGCAATTGCTACAGCTGCAATGGGTATCGGTACAGCTATTAGTACGGCACTTAGTGGTGTTGCTGATGTTATTAGCTCGGTTGGTTCTGCGATTGGTACAGCATTACAAGGCATTGCTACCGTGGTCCAATCAGTCGGAACATCAATCAGTACAGCGGCGCAAGGTATCGGTGACGGTATCAAATCAGCGTTTGAAGGCATTTCAAGCGTGATTACCTCTGCAGGTAGCGCTATTAAATCAGTTCTCGATGGCTTAGCTAACGTTTTCAACTCAATCGGCACTGCCGCTCAAAAAGCAGGTTCTGGTTTCAATCAGCTTGCTAATGGTGTGGTTAAGATTACCAATACCAACCTCGGTGACATGGCTGCATCTCTTGCGGCAGTCGCCAAAGGCGTTGGTTCAATCGGTAACAATTCGGCTGGGTTGGCGCAAGCTGGTACTGGCATGACACAGCTTGGTAATGGGATGAGCAAGGTGTCTAGCTCGGCTTCTAGCGCTGTTGCAGGTTTAAGTCATTTCTCAAGCACGATTACAAGTATTCAATCGTCGTTCACTAATCTACAATCACTATTGACCACAGCAGGAACAGCATTTAGCACATTCTCTAGTCAAGCTAGTCAATCGCTCAGTGGTCTAACTGCAATTGTGGGACCTATCACAGCCTTCAGAACACAAATCATGACACTTGCGCCAGCATTGATGCAAGCTGCTACTGGGTTGACTCAATTCAGTGCAGTTTCAACGTCATTGACTTCTAGCATGACTTCGGTTAATGCAAGTATGACTACATTGACTGCTAGTCTAACCAGTCTCGCTAGTCAATTAACTATGATTACTGCTGGCATGTCTACAATGTCATCAAGTACGACTATGTTAGGCACTAGCCTAACTCTCATAGGTACTCAGTTCACTATGATTGGCACCTCTTTGACTGTGCTTAATAGCCAATTTACGACCTTCACAACTGCATTGTCTACAATCAACAGTCAACTTTTGGTAGCTACATCGGGTGTGACAATGTTTGGGGCACAATTCACAGCGCTTGGGACAATTTTGACTATGCTCAATAGCCAATTAACAATGGTTGGGGCATCTATTCAAGCGGTGACTACACAGTTCACTGCATTGAACGCAAGCCTTACTGCCGTTGGTGCTACAGTGGCACTGATTAGTAGCCAATTTACTATGGTAATTGCGAGTGTCATGCAATTGACAGCCTCAATTGCTTTGATTCCAGCGCAGTTCAACTTGGTTGCGTCAAGTGCCACAATGGCTACGACTGCCATTATGCAAATTGGAACATTAGCGCCACTGATTGGTGTAGCAATGAACAACGCAGCGGCACAAGTGCAATCAGCAATGCAAAGAATGGCGCAAGCTGTTCAATCGAATGGTCAGCGAATGATTCAGATGGGTCAACAGGCTGGTCAACAAACTGGACAAGCTATTGCTCAAGGGATCCAATCGGCGGTTGGTGCTGTATCTTCTGCAATGGGTGCGCTAGTTAATGCGGCACAAGCCCGTGCTATGGCTGGTGTAGGTGCTATGCGAGCAGCAGGGGCAATGATTGGTCAAGGTTTGGCCGCTGGTATGATGTCTGCTCTTGGTGCGGTAACGGCTGCTGCTAACGCCCTTGTAGCCCAAGCAGAGCGTGCAGCTCAGGCAAAAGCTAGGATCCATTCACCATCACGACTATTCCGTGATGAAGTCGGTATCTACATTGGCCAAGGGATGGCTGTAGGTATTGATAGAAGTGTAAAATTTGTCAAAGACTCTATCAAAGAAATGATTGATGTGGCTAGTGAGTACGCAATAGATTCTAGAAACTTGTTCGAAGACAACGACTTGTTTGATGGCTTTGGTGGTGGTTTAATTCGTGGTAGCGTTGATTTGTCGGTTCGAGACGATAGTAGAATGGACCGTCTCGAGCAAGCAATGGATATCATCACTGAACTAATCGGTCGTCCAATCTCATTGAGTGTCGATGGTCGAGAGTTTGCATACGCTACAGGAGACGATTTGACTTCATACCAGAAAGATAAAGATTTTACTTACAAACGCATGAGAGGTATTAAATAATGGCTGTGTTTCAATTCAATGGATACGATTTGAACGATTACTTTAAATTAATCAAAGTGTCGCACGAAATCGGGAATGAACGCAACATAACGACGGATTCAGCCCCTAAAATCGGGGTCAACATTCAACAGGTTGCGTTTGGCGCAAAAAAAATCAAGCTGACAGTAAGCTTGGCGACAAGACATCTTGAAGATATTGCTTTCGTAGACCCGAACGAGCCAGCCAAAGTTGATACTGGCATGTTTTATCGTGTCAGGGAGCAAGCAGCTAGAGTGTTGCATTCTGATAAACCTGTTAAGTTGAGATTACCAGATGAACCAGACAGATACTATTTAGCCATAGTAAAAGGGGATGTTAGTTTAAAAGGCATTTCCGACTGGTATGACCAAGCTGAAATTGAATTCATGGTCCCAGATGGAGTCGCACATTCAACTACATATCGAAGTTTCGAAACCCCTAAAACAGAAAACGGCAAACTAGTATTTGACCTTGTCAACGACGGATCAGTTGATGCGCATCCGATAATTACAGTGAAGCACAATAGTGAGAATGGCTATATCGGATTAGTTAACAGTAGCGGTATTTTAGAGCTTGGTGACAGGCAAAAAGGGGATACAGAGACTTACAAGCAGTCAGAGGTCTTGTTTGATTACGCTTCATCTAATGGACAACACAGAATCCCTAACGGATTGTCACAAGGTTTGAAAAACGTTGGTATCACGAATGATAGCAACGATACCAGACCGAACGGCACGCTTTACATCGACAACGCTTGGGGTCGCCCCCACATTGCGTTGCAGAGCGGTCAGACAGCGTCGGTTACATTTGATATCCCAAGGGATTCCAGCGGTGTAAAAGGCGCTCTGTACGAGTACTTCTGGTGGAGACAAATTTTTTGGTTAGGCTCTGCAGATCAGATGGGTTATTTGAAAATTAGTGTCACAGATGCAAGTGGCACTTTTTTGTATGGGGTTGAAACCTACAAACGTGGTAGCGGTCTTGGTTGTGAATACAACTTTCTAGCCAGTGATGGCAGGGGCGGTTACCGTTTTGTTGACAGAAAGCAGTTTCTAGGGACGCACATAGAAGAGCACAACCCATTTAACGAACCTAGAGGATGGTCAGATATCCAACGGTTTGACGACGTCGTTCAATTTTATTGGTGGGGGTCTTACCCTAGATACACTATCCCTGAAATCAAAGGTAAGAAATCGGATAAAATCCACATTATCTTCAGCAAGATCGGGAACGCACCGCAAGTTAGCCACATGTACTTAGATGATTTTATTTATCGGAAAGACTATGTCGTAGGGGTCCGGAAAGTTCCCAATCGTTATAGGGCTGGTGGAGAAGTTGTGATAAACAGCGAGAACGACACTGTACTAGTAGATAATATTTCGAAAATTGTTGATGTTGTGCAAGGCTCTGACTTCATCACAATTCCTCCTGGCAAGTCTCAACTCGAAGTTTATTGCTCAAGATGGGTCACGAACAAGCCCTCTGTGTCTGTAAAATTTGAAGAAAGGTATTTGTAATGCTATTAACGATTCACGACGCCAACTTACAAAAGATTGGCTTCATTGATAACGAAAAACAAGAAACGTTAAACTTCTACGACGATACTTGGACTCGCAATCTTGAGACGGCATCTAGCACGTTCGAATTTACCGTTTCAAAAAAGGAATTGCTTAGCGATACAGCAAACCAACCGCTTTACAATCAACTAAACGAACGCTCTTTTATTTCCTTCAAACATAATGATCAAACGTACTTGTTTAACATCATGAAAGTCGAAGAGAATGAGCGATGGGTGAGATGCTACTGCGAGAACCTGAATCTTGAGTTGATAAACGAATACACGAATGCTTACAAGGCTGAAAAAGCTATGTCTTTTGCAGAATACCTCAATGCGTTTGATATTCCTCAGTTTGCGATGGTGACGCTCGGTGTCAACGAGGTCTCTGACCAGAAAAAAACACTTGAGTGGGAAGGACAAGACACGAAATTGGCAAGGTTGTTGAGCTTGGCTAATAAATTTAATGCTGAAGTTGAATTTGTGACTAGACTTAACGACGACAGCTCTATTAAACAGCTCGTCCTGAACGTTTACCATCAAGCGGACGATTCACACACTGGCGTAGGTCGAATTCGTAGCGATATCCGTCTGACGTTTGAAAAAAATATCAAATCGATGACGAGGAAGGTTGATAAAACCGAAATTTATACGATGATTGTTCCGTACGGCAAGGCAAAAGAGCAACCTGAGAATGGCCCTGAAGTGCGAGTCTATATTGGTGGTCTTCCAGCTTGGGAAGAAAAGAACGATAAAGGGATTGTTATCTTCAAGCAAGAGGGCAATTGTCTCTATGCACCTCATGCAGCCAACTTGTACCCTTCGACTTTTGGGGCTTCGACTCAAGACAATAAGTGGATTCGAAAGGATTTAGAAGTTGACAGTGATGATCCGAAAGTTATCCGTGCTGCAGGGATTGCGAATTTGCGAAAGAATGCCTATCCAGCTATCACTTACGAAGTCGATGGGTTCGTTGATGTTGAGATTGGGGATACTATCACAATTCACGACAAGGGCTTTGTTCCATCACTCGACGTAAGGGCTCGTGCTATTGAGCAAAAGATTAGTTTTAGCAATCCAGCAAATAACACAACGACTTTTGGTAATTTCAAGGAACTTGAAAATAGGACATCGGGAGACCTTAGAACCGTCTTCGAACGAATGGTTGAAAACAGTAGACCTTACAGCATTCTTTTTTCAACAGATAACGGCGTTATCTTTAAAAACAATACAGGGCAGTCAACATTACGTCCAACGTTAAAGCGAGGGAATCAGATAGTTAACGCAACCTATCGATTTGTAATTGATGGCTCTATTGTTGGAGCTGGGCTGACTTACACAGTGAGCGCAAGCAAGATTACTAAACCTACCGTAATCACAGTATCAGCTTGGGTTGGAGAGAAAGAGGTTGCTAGTGACGAGATTACATTTGTCGGTGTTTCTGACGGCTTAAACGGCCGAGATGGTCGAGATGGTATCGCTGGAAAAAATGGCGTTGGGATAAAAGGTACGACGGTTCTTTATGGGATTTCAGCGTCAGATAGCATTGCACCCGGAACATGGTCTCAAACACCTCCGAAATTAATTCAAGGCCAATGGCTTTGGACAAAGACCATCTGGACTTATACCGATAATACAAATGAGACCGGGTATCAGAAAATCTATATTGCCAGAGATGGCAACAGTGGTGTTGATGGCATCCCGGGTAAAGACGGTGTCGGTATTCATAGCACCGCAATCACCTATGCTAAAGGGGTATCTGGGACAGTCCCACCAACAACTGGTTGGGTTAGCCAAGTACCTAGCGTACCAGCTGGGCAATACCTCTGGACTAAGACAGTCTGGAGCTACACAGATAACGCTAGCGAAACTGGATACTCGGTTTCAAAAATCGGGGAACAAGGGGCTAAAGGCGATAAAGGTGACACTGGGCCTAAAGGCGACCAAGGTATACCCGGCATTAAAGGTGCTGACGGTAAAACACAGTACACCCACATCGCATACGCTGACACGGTGTCTGGTAGTGGTTTCAGCCAAACCGATACAGACAAGGCTTTCATCGGTATGTACCAAGATTTCAGCACTACGGATAGTCGGAATCCACAAGACTATCGCTGGTCTAAATGGAAAGGTAGCGATGGGCGTGATGGTATACCGGGGAAACCCGGAGCAGACGGACGAACACCCTATATCCATTTTGCCTACGCCGATAGCGCTGATGGCCGAACTGGTTTCAGTTTGACTCAAGACGGCACCAAACGATATCTGGGTATATGTACTAACTTTGATAAAGCAAATAGCACTAATCCAGTTGATTATTCATGGAATGACACGGCTGGTAGCGTGTCAGTTGGTGGTCGGAATCTCTTAAAAGGTTCGAAGGGGCCTTTTAAACCGGATAAGAAACCAACGAATTTTGATAATAATGTTTTGTACAAAAATGAAACTTCTGTCTATTTAGAGCAAAACCAAAAGTATCTCATTAGCGCAAAATCAGACGGTAATTTTACTGCGTTTCACAATGGAAACGCTGAGAGCGATAATGTGGTACTCTGGTTAATGGACGATAAAATCCAAAATTATCAGATTGTATCTGATTCAAAGACAGGGACTACAGGGACGCTGATTATTTGGAACAAACCGACAGGAAACTATCATCTACGTGTCAACACATATCACAAAACAGCTAGCAAGTCTGTTTGGGAAGTAAAAATCGAAAAAGGAACAGTCAAAACGGACTGGACTCCTGCCATCGAAGATGTACAAGATGACATTGATTCTAAGGCCGACCAAGTTTTGACACAAGCACAGCTCAATAAGCTCAACGAAGTTAATTCAGTGGTACAAGCCGAGCTTGAGGCTAAAGCCTCTCTTGAGATACTTAATCAATGGGTGAAGGCATACCAAGACTTTGTTAATGCAAATAACGCTAATCGGGCGCAGGCTGAGAAGAACTTGGCTGACGCAAGCGCCCGTGTGGCTAAGCTAGAAAACAATCTAAGCGACATGTCAGAGCGCTGGAACTTCATCGACAGCTACATGACCTCATCAAACGAAGGGCTTGTCATTGGTAAAACCGATAACTCTAGTTCTATGCTGTTCAGCCCAAATGGACGCATTTCAATGTTCTCGGCCGGTAATGAGGTTATGTATATTTCACAAGGTGTGATTCACATCGAGAATGGTATTTTCTCTAAAACTATTCAGATTGGTCGCTATCGAGAGGAACAAGATTTCATCAATCCAGACCGTAACGTTATCAGATATGTAGGAGGTAAGTAAGTATGTCAGAGTTTTGGTCTAACAATGACCGTGGTTATCGCATCCGATTATGGATTGACCAAGTCGGAAAGAGTGACGTAAATAACACTAGTGATGTGCGTGTTCGATTAGCATTGCTGAATCAAGGTTGGACGTTTGCAAGTTATCAATGTTCTGGGTATGTTGATGGTTTTGGTCAACGAATTGACTACTCTGGAAGCCCAGCGATGCTTAGCCAAAACTCAGAAATACAGTTGATTGACCGCACAATCACTGTAAGGCATGCTGATAATGGGTTTGGTGTCTTCGGTGTGCGTGCACATTTCAATGGCTCAGGTGGATACAGCCCTGGGAACCTAGACATCAGCAACCAAGATATAACACTGACGACGATTCCAAGAGGAAGTTCGGTGAGCGTCGCGGAAGGATTCATTGGCAATCAGGTAGATATCACTATTGACAGAAAATTAGCTGGTGCTACGCACACGCTACGCTATGCGTGGGGCAACAAGCAAGGTAAAATTGCTGATAATGTTGGGACATCGTTTAAGTGGACAATCCCAGCGGATTTCGCAAACGACATACCGAATGCAACAACTGGCCGAGGTACTATATATGTCGATACTTATGTAGACGGCAAATTGATTCAGACGCAGTCAACAACACTAACAGCAAGCGTTGTTACAGACAACATGAAACCATCGTTCACTGGATTTATTTTGACAGATACAAATCCAACGACTCAAAGGATAATTCCAGAGCCAACACATTTCGTGTCCATAATGTCACTTGTGAAGGTTGTCTTCAACGGAGTGCAAGCAAAGAATGGGGCTACAATAGCTGGGTACTACGCTGAAATTGTTGGTGCTAGCAATTCTGTTTCAACGAATGGTGGGGTATTCCGTGAGGTCGCTGTAAACAAAGACACTCAAATGACTTTGAGAGGGAGAGTTCAAGACTCTCGTGGGATTTGGTCTGATTGGAAAGAGGTAAAAATAACATTCTTATTCTATTTCAGCCCAACGCTGAAATTTGAGGTTGTCAGAAGTGGCTCGAAGTCAGATACACTAACCATCAAGAGGTTCGCTAAAATAGCACCTCTTAGCGTTAATGGTGTTCAAAAAAATACCATGAAGCTGACTTTTACAACGGCAAAAGTTGGAACAAGCAATGTTGTAGCGGATAATGGGCAAGCTGGTGGTGAATGGTCAAGTATTTCTGAATTCAAAGCCTCTAACGCAAATCTGGGCAAAGAATATCCCGCAGATACCTCATTCATAGTCACAGGCAAACTAGAGGATAGATTTTCGCCCTCGGAATTTCAAGCTACAGTGCCGACTGATAAAACTATCATGACCTATGATCAACAAGGCGTTGGTATTGGTAAATACCGTGAAAATGGGGCGCTTGATGTCAATGGATTAATTTATTCAGGCTCAAAGCCAATCCAGCACCACCGACTTACAGAAGTTCGAGGTGCTGCGATTATTGAATATAACAACACGAACCTTGACGATTACAGAACGACGGGCTTCTTCTCAGTAATGAGTACGATGAAGAACTATCCTATCAGCAAGCCTAAACCTACAGAACAAGTAGGGTTCTTAGAAGTGATAGAGGGGCTGGGCGGTATCCATCAATCACTGACAACAAGTTCTGGCAGGTTCTTCAAGCGCACTCTAACGCAGAATACAATTGGAAATTGGGTTGAGTTTGTGCGAAGTAATCAACCTGCCGTAAAAAAAGAAATCCCGATAGGCTATGGTGTCAAAGCTAACATAGTACGACAAGGTAGTGTAGTAACCTTCAGCTTAATCAGAGGCATCCACTCTGTTGTCGAGGGAGAACGTAGAGAGCTGGATGAAAAAATTCCAAATGGGTTCAGACCTTGTGTGCAAACTCACTTGGTTGTCAACAAAAATGCAGCTAATGAGCACAAAGGATGTGCAGTGTGGCATCTTGAACCTGATGGAAGTATGTATTTTTCAAACCCAAGTTTTGGAGATGCAGTCTACACAGGAACAGTCACTTACATCACAGAAGACGAATACCCAGCGTTTGAAGAATAAAAAGAAAGGAAAATAATATCATGTCACTTAAAATTACAAAACAACGTACAATTAATGCAGAATTTAACGTCGTAGAAGAAGGGACTACAGTTCTGGTTAAACAGACATACATCAGCATTGACGAGAATGCGGTATCTAGTGTTCAAGAGAATCTTATTAACGCTGAACTCTATGCTAAATATCGCAAACAAATGCGCAAAGATGAGCAAGAACTACGCAATCTTCGTTACAAAATTGAAGATGAAATTCTAGCAGAGTCCAACGGCACAGAGGTAAGCAATGAGCAATAAACCAGATGGCATTTTTGGGCTCTTTGATGTAGTCCGAGACTTCTATGCGCACGGTATTGATGAGCACCCATGGGTGGCTATTCTTGTGATAATTATTTTTTCGGACATAGCCGTTGGTGTGTCTAGAGCTTGGGCTGCTCACGAACTCTCAAGCACAAAGTTTCGCAAAGGAGTAGTAAGCCACACAGCAATGACCGTGTTTGTGGCCATGTTCTACCCATTTGCAAATTTCATGAATCTGACGAGTATCGTTGACACTTTTATCTTCGCTATGATTGCAGCTTACACCTCTAGCATTTTAGCTAGCTTATCAGCTTTAGGGGTGGAAATCCCTTTTATTGATAAGTACGTCAAGATGAACATTGACAAGGATAAATTTAATTTGACGCCTTCAGATAAAAAAGGAGACCGACGAGAACGATGAACGATATCATGACGAGCATCAAGCAAGTTGACGGCGGGTGTGTCATCAAATCAGGAGACACTGCATCAGTATTTGAATTTGAGATTTTGGGCGATGACGGTTTGAAGAAAGACTTATCTGGCACAGGCAAGCTTGCCATTTTCAATGCGAAAAAAGTAATTCTGTATGAAGATGTATCTGTAGAATCAGGCCGTTTCAACTTCAAATTCAAAGACGCAGTAGATCCTGGTCGTTACAAGTTGGAATTAAAATTAGATGGGTTCATTTTCCCGACAGACGAATTTAAAATACGTGTCCGCCCGTCGTTCAATCCATCTGACAGTATTCCAAGCAATACCGAAGACCCAAAATAAAAGCGCTGGCTGAGGAAGTACGGAAGCACTTAGACAGCGATACTGTAGATGAGCTTCCAGATTTAGTAGCTATATATAATTTAGCTAAAATTTGAAAGGAGAAAGCATGGCTAAAAATAAATTAGAAGCTGTAGTAGTTGCAATTGGTACAGACATCAAGAATTTGCAAAAAGCAATTAACGACAAAGAGGCAGGAAGTGGAATCACTGAACAGCAACTAAACGAGGCAATCAAGCAGCTAAAAGCAGAGATTCTCGGTGAAGGAGTTCCAGAGAATCTTGACACGCTCAAAGAGATTGCAGATAAGATTGGCACTCTAAACAGCGACACCAGCGTAGCAATCGTAGCTAAGCTGACAGAGCTTGGCCAAAAGATTGACGCTGTGACTGATGTAGATTATCTATCTGTATATACGCAAGCAAAAGAGGAACAGTAATGAATCTTGTGGAGACAATTAAAAGCATCGGTCGAGACATTAAAGAACTATTTAAGCGAACTGATGCGATTGAAAAAAAGATTGAAGACTCAAACACAGTCCCAGCCGGAAACGTTGACCTAACCCAAATCAGGCAGGATATCAACAATTTGAAGTCTTTGAAATGGTTTGAAGATTCAAGCTCATGGACTAATAATGGTTCAGAGGAACCGCACGTCTGGAAGGAATTAGAAGAAGCGACGGGCGATGTCGGGACTCCGAATGCGAACTTGCCATTTTATTTTTTAAAAGACAAAGAAAATGGCGGCATTAATCTATACGGTTTAGACAATCCGCCCTTCTATATTGACCCGGAAACCAAGGAAGCCTCTTGGAGAGGTGATTATGAGTGGATTGATTCAATCACTGCCGAGAACTTGCTAGGGTTTGAATTAGCGCGTGTCCCAGAAGATAGCTGGGACGCTTACGACAATGGCAAAAATAAAGGCGAAGGCAACGAACGCCACTTATTTGCTCGTACGTTTGGCGACGCCAAGCAACAAGGCTTGTGGTATGTTGATGACGATGGTCACTTCCAGCGATTGGTCGACACCGTGATTGAACTTAAAAAAGAAATCGAAAAATGGAAAGGAAAATCAACTGATGAATAAAATTAACTGGTCTGTACGTTTTAACTCAAAAAATAAAGCGTTCTTGTATCGTGTAGCACTTGCGATTGCACTGCCCATCTTGACTTACTTTGGAATTAATTTCCAAGATTTGACAAGTTGGGATGCAGTGCTTGGCTTGTTTGGTAAGTTTGTATCAAATCCTTATTTGGTAGGTTTGACAATCGTAAATATTCTTAACATTATTCCAGACCCAACGACTAAGGGTCTTGGAGATAGTGAACAAGCTTTGGGTTACCACGAACCAAAGCAAGATTAACTGAACAAAGGAGACATTAACAATGAGTAAAATTGAATCAAGTATTGCACGCATGTATCATTTACAATCAATCCCAGTACATTACGACATGGGAGACCGCTACGGAAACGACGCTGACGGAGATGGACGCATTGAATTTGACTGTTCATCAGCGGTAAGCTATGCGCTCGAAATCAACTTGAATAACAACACAGAATCACTTCAACAAGCACTGCCAGCAATTGGTTATGCGAAGGTTTTCGATGCCGTGGATGGCACGTTCGATGGTCAACGTGGAGATGTCGTTATCTGGGCGCCTCGTGACGGCTCAAGCTCGCTCGGTGCATTTGGGCACGTACTTATCATGACTAGCGATAGCACAGCCATTCACTGTAACTACGGCATGGACGGTGTGACTGAAAATGATTATAATTATATTTGGGATCTCAACGGCCGTCCTCGTGAAATTGTCTTCCGTGAGAGCGGAACACCTCTTCCAGCCCCAGCTCAAAGCGAATTTGAGCGTGAATTAGATGTTAATACACGCTTAGAGAAGTCAGACAAGCCTTATTACGAAGGCACTCTTACAACTGACTACTACGTTGAAGCTGGTCCTCGTATTGACAGCCAAGACAAAGAGTTTCTTCCAGCAGGCACACGAGTCCGTGTTTACGAGAAACTAAACGGCTGGTCTCGAATAAACCACCCAGACAGTGCTCAGTGGGTTGAAGACCAGTACTTGGACGATTGCACAGATATGTAAATAAAAGAACCACGAAAACTATAAACTGAAAAGGAGTATATCACCTCCCCTCACACTGCAGTAGGGATACCATGGCAGTAGTGGTCGAAGCCCTAGCATTTGCTGGGGCTTTTTTTATTTGGTATAATTAAGTTATCCATCATAGGCAAAGAGCTACGAGGTTATCTCATAGCTCTTTTTTTATTTGTGATTTTCATAGATAAGTGATAACATAGTCAGTGGAATACTTGGCGTCTTTCGATAAAATTTCTCGAACTGTCCCGGCTTTTGGTCGGGGTTTTTTATTTTGCAAAAAAACTTAAATTTCTTTATCAAAAGTGTTGACTTATTATAGTATATGTACTATACTATAAATGAAGATAAGGAAAGGGAGAACAAAAGAAGTTCTCAAGGTGAAACAAAATGAAAAACGGTCAAACAATTTTAGGTTCTCGATACACAGACGAGATCAAAAACAATTCTGCAACAGCAAGCAAAATGTTCAATCTTTCTAAAAAATTGGAAAATGATAATTTGCGAGAAATCCACAAAGCGTTGTACGGTTTGTTAACAGCTGGCTACGACATCAGCAACATGCGTAACGTCGAAGAACTTGAAAAATACGTGAATGTTAAAAAATCTCACGGCAAATTGTTAGATGTCACTAACGATGACATTGAGTTATATCATAAATTATTCGTCGCTAGATTTGGAAAGTGAGTAGATCGCATGGACGCACAAGCAAAGGCCACTAAGAAGTGGAATGCAAACAATAGAGAGCATAGAAATTATCTGTCAAAACGCTCGTCCGCTCGTAGCTTCATCCGTAACCACGCTACGGGTTCGGATTTGAACGAGTTAGAGGTACTTATTGCAGAAAGACGTTGTAATCTGGGAACGATAAAAGACTAGGGGTATCCTAGCCTTTTTTGTGTATTCATGATAAATCGTTAGACATTTAATCTAAATAAAGGTACACTATAGATGTACTTTAGGCGATTGCGTGCCGAATGCTTTTGTTTTTTCATGTCGCTTGGTAGCTCATGCTGCCAAGTCTTTTTTATGCTCAATCAAGAATTTTAGTATCCTTGATTGAAATG